CCTCGCAGACAGGCTGGTCGGCTCGCTATCGGGTGTAGATAGGCCGGTGTTTTCTACCTCGCAGCCCATGCAGGCTCTTGCTATCGGGAGGTGTCCGGCTGGCGTAGAAATGAAAAAACCCTTTGAATTGACCCCGGTGGAAGAACCTAAGTTTGCTGCTTAGGCTACCCCTAACGGGGTCGGAGTCAAATCAAAGGGCTCAGTCGGCTTCCACACCAACAGAGCGATTCTAATCAATAACAAGTTGTTGTGCAAGAGGATCCGTAACAGCACGTTTGGCACATTACAACCCTGCCGTTTACAAAGTACGTGTGCGTCGTACAAGCAGCATACGCAACACCTGCCACCATCAGCCCAACTGCAAGAATCACTGCTTTCATACTGCCTCCTGTAAAAATGCGGGAAAAACGACTCTATAACGACCTTTTCCCCGCACTACTTGAAAAAAGCATCCATCGTGATCGGTGCAACCCCTCTCAACACCTGTAACACCTGCTCTGCTATCTCTCTGTGCTCTTTCTGAGTGGTAGGGTCAAGGCGCTGTTTTAGGTAAAAAATCCAACTACGTATGTTGCCGTTCATGTACATTCGGCTCATGGTCAGACCCTCTGGAAGCAACGCACGAGCTTGCTCTTTTGCAATACCCATGTCTAACGCCTGGCGATATGCGTTAACCGCTGTACGTTCAACCCTGTGCTGAAGACTTTCCCACTCCATCCTCACCCTGTCGTCTGCTGTTTCAAGACTGTTTTGACGGTTCTTGGTGTCTTGCAGTCGACACTCTCTGTTGACGATAGTGCCGAGCTTGCCAGCGTCTTGATACCGCTGGCTGAACTCTTGGAAGCTAAACGATCTGTGTCTAAGTATCTGCCTGCCAATATCTCGGGTTGTCTCAATCTCAACGCAGACGTTAGCCATCTCGAACGGTGATACATGCCCGTGTTCCATGAGATACGCAATCAACCGAGTATTTTCTGACCTCTGGTTGTCTGGATTGGACACCCTAGCCATGTAGAGAATCTGCTGATCTATGTCCGGCGTGGCCCACTGTAAGCTCACTTGCAAGTCAATCTCCCAGTCTCAAATAACGCTAAAAGAGTTTTTCTGAAAGCAGCCTCCCACATTTGCTGCCGCTCGTCTGAAGTAAGGTTCTTGCCTTGATCCAGCTCGGCATGGCATCGAATACATAAAGCAGCTACAAAGCAATCGTGCGCCTTCTGCCCCATGCCTTTTCCGTAGATCCCCCAGTTAGCATGCGCCGCCTGGGTCATACCTTCTGCCCCGCAGTGCTGGCAGGACAACTCACTTACGGCTTTCAACAGCTTTTTCGATCTGTACATTGATGTCGTCCATCAGTTGACGTTTCGCGTTGTTTCCTCGTTTTTCTTCTACCTTCTCCAGATAAGCCTGCCGCCATCTGACACTCTTGGTTAGCAGGTATCTAGCCTCACACGCCCGTCTGTATTCCTCAGAATGCAGCCACATACCATCAATCATGCGAGCATTGTCGTGTCGCTTGCCACATGCGTCACAGAGTGATCCGTCGCCCATGCTGTCACCTTCTCCACAAATTCCGAGAACTGTTCCTTGTTCAACCCTGTTGTCGATGGTTCTTGTTCTATCAACTCACCGTTTGGTAGCTCGATCATCCGACCCGGTAGAAACAGCGTCTTGAAGTAGATATGCCAAGTGTCCCGAGAGTGAGATTTTCCACTAGGCATCACCTGCTCGCTAATAGATTGAAGCAAGGCCCAGTAGAAGGCGTTTTGAGCGTTTGTTCTGTTGGCTGGCTCTATGCGTACCACCCAGCCTATTTTCGCGGCTCTAAGGGCTTCTAAAGCAGTCTTACGATGGGCTTCTGACTTGAGTTCAAAGATCACAGCTCCACCTCCTTTAACTGCCATCTGTTTCCGTCTTTGTACCAACCATGCAAGACAATGCGCCAGCCTGATCTAAGCATCTCAGGATACGCCTCGGCTTCTTCAATCTTGTGCCTGCGAGACGAAAGGTTGTCTTTAGAAGTGACTTGCACAGCTACCGTCTCGCCGTTGCCGATTGCCAGCAGGTCGATACATCCGAACAGGTCGTGCTTTCGCTTAGTGAAAGCGTTGTACGTCTCGACAAGCGCCACTTGATAGCCTCTTTCAACTAGCAGGGCTTTGCTTTTCGGTGTGAGACTGATCGGCATAGTCGGGCCTCAATTTAGTGAATGGGATTCCAGTGATGTCCTCGATCTGCAATGCCCGCTTGAGTGGGATCTGCTTTTTCCACCCGTACATCGCCTGCCGAGATACGTTGAGCTTGTCGCACAGTTGTTGAGTGCCGCCCATCATTGCTGCTGCTAACTTTAGAGCTTGATCTGGTGTCATAGATACCTCCTTGGCACAGTATACACATCCTTGACACTACGTCTATAGTTTTGGTCTATAGGTTGTCATTCTGCTATAAATATATTTTCGTTGCATTACTTTTGCAGAAGAGTAGAGTCACTCCTGTAGCACAACTAAACGGAGATAAACATGTGGATTGCAGAAGACCTAAGCGAAGAACAACTGTGCGGTTGGGAGCAGCAAGACCGCGAGCAAGAGCGTCAGGAGTACGAAGTACGCACCTGGTTGCGGTCAACAGACATCGAAACCATCCACTCAATTTTTGATGTTGTCTGCGGTGGATCTGATGAAGCAATCGAGCTGTACGACCGAGCCTTCAGGTCTGTGCTTGCAGGCAAGACGTTTGACCTGCGTGACGAGATCCTGCCGATGCTGCTCGATGAGTACAAATTCTGGAGCGAGGTAGCCTACAAATGAAATACGTAATGCTTGTAATTCTTGGCGTGATGTTAGGGATAACCCTAGTAGACATGTCGGTGGGTAGCGAGTCAACTATTGGGAGTTTCTTGTGGGATCTCTTCTAAACCCGGATTTCGTTTGGATACCAGCAGTTAAAACAAACGTGATGGAAACATGGAGGCGGCATGGCTGGGTGCCACCCTCCGAACAACAGAGTTATCAACAGAAATGGAAAGGTTTTAAGAATGGACAAGATTTCAGCAGCGTTGGTGAAAGCGCAGAAAGCATTCGGCCCAGCACTCAAATCGTCAACAAACCCGCACTTTAAGTCGCGCTACGCAGACCTGGCGGCTTGTGTAGAGGCAGTGATTGATGGACTTAACGCCAACGGTATCGCACTAATGCAGCGCACACACGAGTGTGAGACTGGTGTAATCGTTGAGACGATCTTGATACACGAGTCAGGCGAGCAGATCAGCGGTGGAAAGCTGCACGTGCCTGCCAGCAAACACGATGCCCAAGGCTACGGATCGGCTCTTACCTATGCTAGAAGGTACTCGCTCATGTCGACTACTGGAGTGGCGGCTGAAGATGACGATGGCAATGCCGCTAGAAAGCCTCAGATCAGCCTGCAAGCCTCGTTAGCAGCAATGGAGGCATCAACCTCTATGGATGCGCTGAAAACCGCTTACAAGGCCGCATTTCAGGCCCACGGAGCACACGAGCAGATTGAAGCAATGAAAGACGCAATGAAATCAAAACTAATGGAGGTCAAGTGATGTTCACCCACCCCTGGCCGTTCCGTACAACAGACCCTGACACAAGTAAGGTGCCTGTCCATGTTGAGCGCCCCAAACAGATCCATCTGATGATTCTGAAAGAGTTGATGGCAGGCCCAATGAATGCGTATGAGGTATCAGAGAAACTACCTCACATCCTGTATCAGTCGATCACTCCACGAGCTGCATGGCTGTTGAGACAGAAACTCGTAGAGATTGACGGTTTTAGGAAAGGCTCACACCGAGCGCAACGTGTCTGGAAAATCACACAGAAAGGAATTGACCATGTTCGAGCAATTGAAGAAAGTAAGGCCAACAAAGCAGTACGACCGCCCGAATCCAGAGTTGGAAAAAGCAATCAGTGACGTAAAACGAAACTTCCCACACCTGTTTTGGAAAGAATATGAACTTCACAAACGTCGCTTCTACAACCAACCAGCTCATCCAGTCCCCTACGCTGGATTCGTCTCAGCGTACAAGCCAATGGTTCCAGCAGCGTCTAGGCCACGTAACAGCAAGCAGGGTAAGTGACGCTATCGCCGGGAAAGATACAGCCACCAGGCGAAACTATCTGGTTCAACTGGTAGCAGAGAGACTAACCGGAGAAAAGCAGGAGTCATACACCAACGCCGTTATGCAGTGGGGTACGGATACGGAACCGCTGGCAAAGGCTGCGTATCAAGCAGAGCACGACTGGGTGGATGATGTCGGATTCATCCGGCACCCATCAATCGAGTGGTTCGGAGCTTCACCCGATGGGTTTGTGAAAGATGGCCTCATCGAGATCAAGTGCCCCAACACTTCGACACATCTTGATTGGAGGCTAGAAGGTGTAGTCCCGACAAAACACAAGCCGCAGATGTTGGCGCAGCTTGCCTGCACAGGACGGAAATGGGTTGACTTTGTGTCGTTCGACCCACGCCTGCCAGAAAAGCTACAGTTGTTTGTGGTTAGATTTGAACCAGATCAGAAGGAGATAGACGCACTCGAAACAAAAATCAAAGCATTCTTAGTAGACGTACAAACAGCAATCAACAAACTGGAGCAGTGATGGTTAAGTATGAACTCTCAGCAGCAATCGGCACGTACCAGAAAGACGGTCAGGAAAAGACCCGGTGGGCAAAGATCGGTACGGTAATGGAAACAAAGTCAGGCAAGCTGGCCCTAAAGATCGACACGATCCCGGTCAATTGGGATGGATGGGCTAGTTTGATGGAACCGAGGCCAAGGGATGATAAGAATGACATCCCCTTCTGATGTATCCGCCATCCTAGACGAGCGGGGCAAGCGATACGGCTCGCTCATCGGTCATGCAGCAATATCTCAAGCGTTAAAGCACATCATATTTAAGAGCAGATCAGACATGGAGTTGATGCCGGATCAACGTGAAGCACTTGAGATGATTGCCCACAAGATTGCAAGAATCGTCAATGGTGATCCGAACTACGCGGATTCATGGCTCGATATTGCAGGGTATGCTCAACTTGTTGCAGACCGATTAAACGAGCGATAGAGCAGCTTGCTCTGTTTCGACAACCCGTCTCTCCCAGCCACGGCCATACGTTGCCCAGGCCGGGAGGGACTTCATATAAGCTAAACGACGCGCACACAAGTCTTTTATCAACTGGTCTACAGGTTGAGCCGCTACAGCCTGCAATGTCATCCGACCTATAGCCCCATCAGGATTAGCACCGACAGCCTCTTGTAGGAGCTTTGCGGCCCTCCCAGGCCCACTGTTAACGCATGTATCAAACACTACATAGTCGACACCAGCAGGCAGATCGTCAGCCTTAACAGCATCCCAGTATCTATGCTTATAAAAACCGTTCACAAGTTCTGGCGTGAGAGCTTTCATTTCGTCGTGAGTGACCTGCCGGCCTAGATGACCCTCCCACGACTTTTGCGTGACTCCCAGGTTGGTACAGCCCTTACGACCGTCTGGTAGTTGATTGCCAGGATCACGCTCGTCATCAGTGAAACCGTCCTCGTGAGCAATCATCTGCTTGAAAGCAAAATCCCAGGTTTTGTTCATCGCTTCCTCATGTCAATGATTTTCTCAAGAGTCCGACCACCAAAGTAAAACGACATAATAAGCATACCCCACTGACCCAACAGCTCGACATAGTTCTGGTTGGTATCCTTACCAAACGCAGACATCATGGCAAACGTGAAATAGCCTGCCAGAATGAATATAAGCGTCATAGGGCGTATATTTTTCGACAGCCATGAGTCACTACCCATGTCTGCTTTTAATCGCTCTGTGAGGTTGTTTTGCTCAATCTCAAAGAGCTTAGTCTCGTTGG